CTTTAGGTCAGCGCACAACCAATATGCTGACTGGGCTTCTGACGGGTACTCAGTCAGCAGAAGAGGCCATGAAGAACCTTGCTGCAACAATAATCCAAGAGGGTGTTAATGCATTAGTCCAAATGGGTATGCAGCAGGTCAAAAACATGATTATGGGGCAGGCGGCGGCCACTGCTGCTCTGGCTGCAACTGCGACACAGGCAACCGCAGCGGCGGCGGCATGGGCTCCCGCGGCAGTGAGTGCCTCTATCGCGACAATGGGGGGAGCTTCTACAGTTGGTACTACTGCTTATGGCACAGCGCTTGCCGCGTCTAAGGGGCTGGCATTGGCTGGCGCTCGTAAGAACGGCGGCCCGGTATTAGCTAATTCCATGTATCGGGTTGGTGAGGGTGGAGAGCCAGAGATATTACAGCAAGGAAATCACAACTATCTTCTCAATGGTGATCGTACTGGCAAGGTCATCAGCAATAAGGATATGCAGGGTGGGAGTGGTGGGGGCGGAACTGTTGTACAGCAAGAGGTTAATTTCCACATCACGACGACTAACGGCATTGATGACGCCACAATGAGCAAGATGGCTACAATGATGAAGCAGGTTGCCATTTTCCAGATGAAAGACCAAAGTTCTAGGCCGGGAGGTTTTCTTCAGCCGAGGAAAGTTCGTTAGAATAATCTAAGGTAAGTTTCACCATTCAACAGGAGTATAAAATGGATTACGACATAGAAAATATCACTGCGTACGACAATATGAACGGCGCTGGAATATTAGGGAAGGTGACTTTCTTGTATGAAAACCACAGTCAAAGCATCGTGGTGCACGTGGATATCCCTTTAGATAAAGAGGCTTCACTTGCTGTAATTGAGCAGAGAATTTTCGAGCAAGCCAAGAAGCAATTAAAAGAACTGGCATCAGAAATTTAAGTTCTTCCTGTAACAAAATACTGACCCGCTCCGGCGGGTTTTTTATTATCCGGAGTACCCCATGCCAGAAACATTCACATGGAGCCCACAAAAAGGCTTCACGGCTTCCCGCGCGCCAAATGTAGCCGTCGTTAAACTTGGCGATGGTTACGAACAGCGGCAAGTTAAAGGCATTAATCCGCTGATGGATAGCTATTCCCTGACGTTTATGGGAACTGACGGGCAATGCAATAAACCGAATGTAGCAAAGCAAGCAGAAGCATTCATTAAGGCGAGAATGGCGGTTGAATCGTTCTATTGGACACCATTAGATACCGGAGTCCGGGCGCTTTACGTGTGCCGTACGTGGTCAATGAAAAAGACCGGCCCAGTATTTGAATTGTCATGCACGTTTGAGCAAGTACCACGTTAATTAACGCCGAAAGGCAGGAGTGAGTTATGACTTTAGAAAAGAGAATTGAAGAATTGGAAAGTGAAGTTAGCTCCCTTAAAGAAGTAGTTACCAGTCTGGTTGGTGGTGACTTCTCAATCAAAGAGGGTGAGGTTTTTATAGCTAATGCTTTTATTCAGCCAAATATAGGCTCAAATGTATCAGCCATTATTGAAAATGCTGAGGCTAATGCTCGCCAGTACTCAGTGCGGGTTGGAGTCAATCAAGTCACAAGTGATAACTCTAAAGCTTTGGCGTCCACTCAACGATTAAAGTTGCGTTTTGATGTTTTATCACCAGTGCGGGATATGCGCGTAGCACCAGACTACGAAGACCGAGTTGAGAAAAGTAAAGATTTCAGCTTCGGTATAATAAAAACATTATATTCTAAAGTTCACGTGAGTGGATTTACTGATGATGAAAATGATCGCTCCACATTAACAATACATTATGTTGAAGATTATACCGATAAAAGTACCTTTAGTGGTGTTATGACGCGAGCAGAAGAATATGCTCGTAATTACTGCCAAAAGTTGGGGTTAGGCGCGGAATAACCGCGCCTGAATATCATTCCTCTACTTTATCCAGTTTATCGAATATCTCTCTGGCCTTGGCATTTATCGAATAAGCATAAGCCGACTCCGCCAATTCTTTAGCGTTTTTACCGTCATGTGAAGCACCATAAATTAATTCCAATGCCTTCATGTTGTAGCCAAAGAATTCCTGCGCGGTTTTCCCTGATGACTTGGCAATGATAGCGAGATAGAAAGGTAGCGCTTTATCAATGGCATCAGCATGTAGATCAAATTGTGGCAGTACGGTATTAAGCTGCTGGCTAAGTGGTTTCATAAAATCATAATCTTTTAACATTTTTATTTCCTTATCCCAGAGTAAATCAGCCATTCCTCCGATAGATAACACTCAAGCCGCGCATGGCTAGGGTGGGCTGACCTTACACAATAGAAGATCAGCCGGTAATCGCCATTGAGTTGATCAATAAACACGCCAATGCCCACATTTAGTGGGCTTTTTTATAGGTGAAATATGAGAGATATACCAGCAGAACTCATTATTGCGAGCGTTGATGCTGGCGTTGGCGCAATGATTGACCTGTTCGAGGTTGATTTGCAGTCATTTGGCGGTGATGTTATCCGTTTTCACTCTGGAACCAACGGTTATTACGGTGATGTTATCTGGAAAGGGCAGCAATATTCGGCTTATCCAATAGCGGTTGAAGGGTTTGAAGTTAAGTCAGAAGGGACTTACTCGCGGCCAACAATGAAGGTTGCCAACATCACAGGCCTAATCACCGGTATTAACAGCGACTTTGATGATGCACTGGGTGCGGTCGTAACGCGGCGGCAGGTTCTGGTTAAAAATCTCGATGCGGTTAATTTCCCTGGTGGCAATCCAGATGCGGACACCACAATGGAAGCTGTTTCCCGCTACGTGATTGAAGAAATGGTTGAGGAAACTTTCGAGACAGTGACTTACAACCTTGCCACTCCGGTTGACTGCGATAATGCCATTATACCCGCGAGAACCATTCTGGCTGACGTTTGCCAGTGGATATATCGCGGTGATGGCTGTGGTTACTCAGGGCCGCCAGTTGCTGATGATAAAGATAACCCTACCTCTGACCCGTCAAAAGATAAGTGCTCGAAGCATCCATCAGGGTGCCGTTTTCGCCATCCAAAACCTTCACCGCTACCAATAGGCTGCTTCCCCGGATCAGCTAAGGTGTCATGATGCTTGAGAATGAATGCCTTGAGTTCGCGGCCTCGTCTGGTGATGAGGTTTGCGGCCTGATAGTTGATGGAAGGAGTCTGGTTAGGTGTAGGAATAGCCATCCGACACCTGAGCGACATTTCAGGATAAGCGATGATGATTGGTTGAATGCTGAGGCGGCGGGAGAGATCACCGCCGTTTTTCATTCTCACCCAGAGCTAAAACTTGTGCTGTCTGGCGTAGACCGAACCGGCCAACTGGCAACCGGTATCGATTGGTGGCTAGCGAGCGGTGGGAAGATACGGAAATTTAGGCCAGTGGCGCATTTGCTGGGACGGACTTTTATTCATGGGGTCGTGGATTGCTACACACTATTTCGTGACGCCTACCACTTATGCGGTATCGACTTACCTGATTTTGAACGCACTAACGGTTGGTGGCTTCGAGGAGAAAACCTTTACTTGAAAAATATGCCGGCCAATAGATTCCATCCGGTTGAGATGCAAGATATTCAGCCAGGTGATGTGCTTATCCGGCGTGCATTCCCTGAAACCGACCCTTGCCACGCCATGATTTACCTCGGTGATAACACCATTCTTCATCATGAAAACATCGGACGCCTAAGCCGTCGAGAGCAACTACGACCAGCTTATCTGCGCCTTACTCATTCAATCTGGAGACATGAACAATGCTCACAGCTAGACATAAGAGGAATCTTTGATGATTTCAACTCAAAAAAACCGTGAAGAAAAATGGCTGCCGGTACACGGATATGAAGAATTTTATGCAGTTTCATCCTCTGGCCTTATTCGGCGCATAGGAAAATCCAACTGCTTAACCCAGCATGCAGATAGCGATGGTTACTTGTATGTGACGCTGTGCGTTAAGGGTAAGCCAACAAAAAAATTCGTACATCGTCTTGTTGCATATGCGTTTGTTTTCGGAGCCGGTGAGTCGTTACAGGTCAATCATATCGATGGAGTTAAATCGAATAATGCCTACTCCAATCTGGAGTGGGTGACTGCGAAAGAAAACATTAGACATGCATTTTCTGCCGGCCTAAATAGGGCTGGAGCGCATCTTACTAGTGGGAAAAAACATATGTGGTTTCAAGGAGAAGTCATAGCCACATGCATTAAAAGTGGGAAAGAGACAGTCATGCAGGGTGCTAAAGATATGAGGGCAAATGGCTTTACGGATTCCCTTGTTTATCGCTGTGTTAATGGAAAGCTCAAGCACCATAAAAAACACACGTTTCGGAGGGCGGATGCTGATATTTAAATTCTCTGGAAATCTTCGACGACATTTCCGCCAGGTCACTTTAAAAGTGGATACCACCTCGCAGGGATTGCGTCTTCTTCTCGCTCAATGTCCTGAATTCAAACGTGACTTCTATAAATCAAAAATTCGAATACGGATTGATGGTAATGACGTTTCCAGTGACACGCTTAATTTCCATATGGATCGGCACTTAAGGGATGGCGCGACGGTCTTGTTTGTTCCGGTTGTTGAGGGGGCAATAACTGCTGTGGCCGCAGCGTGGATCATGGTCGCCGTTACCGTGGCCTCTGTAGCTTATTCGCTCTATATGACCTCGAACATGAAAACCAAGACCTCGGCTGAATCAGCACAAAGCGGTTCGATAACGAACAACTCATACACTAGCGCTGAAAACAAAGTCGGACAGGGGCGTCCTGTTCCATTGCTGTTGGGTGAAATGGTTGTTGGGTCAAACGTGGGGTCACTTGGTATTGATACCAGCAATAACAAAGACTGGAACATCTCTATTAGCTAAGGTGAAAATATGAGTTCAGGCGGCGGTGGCGGAAGTACGCCAACACTTATTAATGACAACCTCACGTCAAAGCAGTTCTATCGCGTTCTGGACATTATTTCTGAGGGGCCAATTTACGGCCCAGTAGATCAGGAACACCTCTCCTCATTCAGATTGAATAAAACGCCAATTACCAATAATACCGGTGTCGTCAGTGTCCCTGGTGTGAGTGTCTCTTGGCGCCCAGGATCAGCAACGCAGCTCCCAATCAATGGTTTCTCTGCTATAGAGTCCACCACTATTGTTAATACAGACGTTACGCAGGCCACTCCTCTGGTGCGCACGGTTACTGATAATAACGTAACGCGCGTTCGGCTTAATGTGGGCGTTAATGCCTTGGTTGAGCAGGATACACAGGGTAACCAAAGAAATACCTCGGTAACGATGGTTATTGAGACAAGGGTGGGAAATGGTGCATTTACGCCGATAAAAACGGTAACGATCACAGGCAAGATTTCAGGTGAATATCTGGAGGCCCATGTTATTGATGCCCCAGAGACCAAGCCATTTGATATCCGTGTGCGCCGCGTAACTCCAGATAGCACGAGTGACCTTCTAAATAATGGCACTGCGTGGAATAGCTACACTGAAATCATTGACGATAACCTTTCTTACCCATACACCGCTGTTTGTGGTGCCGTTATTGACCGAGACCAGTACACCGACACACCGAATCGAACCTCCCATCTGAGAGGGATAATTGTTGATGTTCCCGATAATTATGACCCAATAACCCGCACATATACCGGGCTTTGGTTAGGTGGCTTCAAATCTGCATGGACTAATAATCCGGCGTGGATATTCCGCATGTTGGTTAAAAATACGCGCTATGGGTTGGCTCGTCGCGCTGGATACGTTGATGTTGATGACGGCAGCCTGTACGTACTATCACAGTTCTGTGATCAAAAAGTAGAAGATGGTTTCGGCGGAGAAGAACCGCGCTTTACCTTAAATGCCTACATCACCGAGCAGAAGAGCGCGCGCGAACTGCTGGATGATATTGCGGGCATGTTTCGCGGCATTGCTTTGTGGGATGGCATGCGCTTTTCCATCATGATCGACCGACCACAAGACCCGGTAGCTGTTGTAACGAATGCCAGCGTCGTTGATGGGCTATTCACTTATAGCGCAATGAAGCGCTCAGAGCGATACAACGCGGTGGTTGTATCTTGGACTGATCCCAATAACGGTTGGGAACAAGTGAAAGAATACTACTCTGATGATGAGATGATCAGCAGCAGTGGTGCATACAACGAGACCACAATTGAAGCCTTTGGCTGTACGTCACGCGGTCAGGCCCGTAGAACAGCAAGATGGCTAGTTGAAAGCGCCAAGCTTGAAAAGGACAAAGTAACGTTTCGTATGGCTCGGGATGCTATCGGTTTCATCCCAGGCGACATCATTGAGTTAATGGATAACAACAGAGCAGCAACCAGGCTCGGCGGTCGAATCGTTAGCCACAGCGGTGTGGTGATCAATGTTGACGCAGATGTGTCGGCATTGGCCGGAAATGGTGACTCCATGTCTATCATGGGCGCTAACGCGAAATTCACTAAATATGAAATTGCCTCAGTTAATGGTTCAGCTATCACGCTGAAAGTAGCTCCAGCATGGGTTAGAGATGGCACTACGTTTGCAATTTCAACCAGTGAAGTATCTACGCGGTTGTTTCGCATAATGGGTGTTTCTGAAGATGAAAATAACTCTATCTACAGCATATCTGCAACGTTGCATAACCCCAACAAGCAAGCCATCGTTGACGAAGGTGCTGTATTTGATGTCCCTTCCGATACGCTAAATGGCTACCGTGTCCCAAATATTGAGAACCTTCGGGTCATCAATACAAACAGTGAAACTGTTCAAGTGAGCGCTTCGTGGGAAACCGCCACTACAACCAGAAAACTGGTGTTTGAGTTGTTGGTTTATACCCTGGATGGAAAAGTTTTCGCTCAGTACGAAACAGATCAATTCCGCTATGACTTCTTTGGTATCCCAGCCGGAACATATTCACTTGGCGTTCGTGGGCGTAATGATAACGGTATGAAAGGGGCTGAAACACAGGTTAGCTTGCTCATTGGTGCACCCCCCATGCCATCTTCAGTTCGATGGACGCCAGGCATATTCTCTGCTGATATCGTGCCGGTAATGAATATTACAGCCACAACAGATACTACTTTTGAGTTTTGGTGGACAGGAGAAATACCAGCATCAAGCGCGGAAAATATTGAGAATGAGGCTCAGTTTTTAGGGCGATCAACTCAATGGACGCTGAACGGACTCAAAGTTGAGGCAACTTATTACGCTTATGTCAGGACGCGCAACGCATTTGGTGCTTCTGATTTTATTGAGGTTTCAGGAAAGGCATCATCAGATGTCGGGTCACTTATTGACTTCATTGGCGATGATTTCATTAATAACACCGTAGCGGGTCAGCAACTGCTTAATGATGACTTCATGAATGCGGAAGGTATTCTTGAAAATGCTGTCGCTAATAATGCTGGTATCGTGCAGCAATGGGCTCAATACGGGGAGAATAAGGCCGGTGTTATCCACTTAACCACTACCGTGGCTGATGCTGAACGGGCATTCGCTGAGTTTGAAACACTTGTTACATCGACATTTGAGGACCAGACCGCTGCAATTGACCAGAAGATGACGGCCGTTGTTGATGCTGATGGTGCTAGCGCAACATACAGCTTGAGAGCAGGACTAAATTATAACGGTCAATTTGTCAGTGCTGGCATGGTAATCG